CAGAAGCAGCAGCAGAAGTAGCAGATGTGGCAGCAGCAGTAGCGCTAGCGGCTGCTGAAGTAGCAGAAGTAGCAGCACTGGCAGCAGAAGTTGCTGCAGCTGCTACGTTAGCATCAGCATAAGTCTTTGTAACCGCATCGGTTCCTAAAGTTGGTGTACCAAGACCTGTAATCTTGTACCCACCAGCAGCAAGGTTAGACCCAAGGGTTGCTGTAGTTAATGTCTTGTTAGTAAGAGTTTGAACAGCATCAATAATATCCAAGGTACCTGATGTATTAGGCAGGGTTATTGTGTTGTCTTGAGTAGGGTCTACAACAGTCAGGAAGGTTTCATAAGCATCTGCTGTAGCACCTTCAAAGGTGATACCTGAATCGTTCTCAAGGGTAGATGTCAGGGTAGGTGCAATAAGGGTCTTGTTGTACAGGGTCTGAGTATCTTGTGTACCGACTACAGAAGAGCTTGCTGCTATCCCATGCACTCCATTGGTAGCTTCAATGTGGGTATTGGCTTCACGTAGATCACGACCGATAATCATGTGACGGATCACGGCACCAGCTGAGTGGTCTTGTGCTGATGTAGTATCAACGCCGCGAGTAACTGTTAGGTTGTTACTGCTTATGGCAGTAATATCTACAATTTCTTCAAGCGACGTATCTGGGTCAATAACAACCGTAAAGGTTTGACCTGTTGAAACAGTTGTTCCACCAAGCAAAGTTGTAGCAGACACAACAGGGAACGTAAGTGCACCTGATGTAACTGATGATGTGAGAGTAGTCTGTTGAGACTTGGACGTATACTTACGAGTTGTCATCTATCTACCTATCGGCTGTAGTGGACGCGGGCTGGGAACTGGAGCTTTTGCTTTAATGATTCTTCTTCAAGGCGTTGCATGTACAAAGCCTGAAGTTGTTTTGTTACGTTGATACCTGTGCCGTATGGACGTTTAGTTTCGTATTCGTCCGCTGCTGCAGAGGTGATAGAGATACGGGCTGGATCTACAAAAGATGACAGACGGTACATAGCACCGTAAATCACTACGTCTCTCATAGACGAAGGCAAGCCTGTGGTTGATTCAAAGTTATCTGTTTCATTTACCATCTGAACAGGCATCTTTGCGTAGACACAGTGAACAGTACGTCCCGGTAGAATGTTGTCATAAAGTGATACGGTCTTAGATAGTCCAGAGTTAGGTCCGTCTGGAGTCTGTACTCCCCAGTACGCAGTATCTGCGATTGGGTCCCAACGCCACTGACGAATAGGCAACCACTCACGTGTTGGTCCTACTGTCTGCCATGACATTGAAAGAATTTGAATTGCTTCTGATGGGATCTGGTATGTAGTACGAGAAGCCAAGAAGCTAAAGTCTGTTGCTGCTGTTGCGAATACCTTTGGGTATACCGCATTGAGTGTGTCATTCAAAGCACGAGCTACCGCTATACGTGGGTAGGTAGGGGTGATGATGACTTTAGTGTTGATAGCATGATTAGCAGCAGTACTGCTGTTATAGCCACGACCAAAGGGAGCAATAGTAATTGTGTTAGCCTGACGGTCATAGCTGTCAACCCACATCATCTCACTGTCAATCTCGATGATGCCTTTACCAATGTTGTCAGTAGAACCAACAGACAGGATTAGGTCACCAGAGGTGCAAGCAGCAGTCAGGTAGGTAGCGCGGTCTTGACGGTAGGTAAAACCCTGAATGTCAAGTTGTACATCGTCAATTAAATTTCCAAGTGTGGTAGCCATTAGGAAGCAATAGTCCTTAATGCGGTGACAATCTCTAGGTACTTGGCAGGATCTGTAATACCTGCTAGCTCACTAGCCACTGCGTTGCGCTCTTTGTATGCTGGTGGTTGACGTGTTGAAGAAACTTTATAGTTGAGGGCAGCAATGATTGCTTTGCCCGTTGTGCCTGCCCATGCATTAGCAGCACCTTGCTCGTCTTTGTAAGCGGTGTAAGCTGGGTATTCTCCGCCATTAGCAAGGCGGTTAAGTTCATCACGGACAGTAGAGCCCGGACGTCCATAGAGGGTATAACTAGTACCATTGTATAAAGCTGTGCCGTATGTACTCATTACCACTTCACCTTATCTGCCCAATATGCGGCACTCATTTTTCCTTTAGCAATGTTCTTAGCATGACGGGCTTTGAATGAAGCCTGTCGTGCTGTTGGTTTATGGTCACCGACCACGCCCTGTTGTCCGAAGCGAATAGTCTTTACCTTGTCGCCATCCTTAGCCACAACAACGTGTGACTTAGTGGGATGACTAGGTGTGCGCTTAGGCTTATTGAAGCCTGATACTCCAGCTTTGGACAGACGTGGATCGGTTGCCATAATATTACTTGCCGCCTTTTTTCTGTGGCATAGCCACTTTCTTTAAGTTCGGGTTCTTTGCTTTAGCTTTAGCAGAAGCTGTGCGTGTAGATTCAGCAAGGATGGCTCCAGCATTCTTCATAGGAATGCCCTGCCTCTTTGCTATCTTTGCTTGTACTGCTTTGAAGCCTTCGTTTTTAGCCATTAGTTGGTGTAACCATTTGCATAGCCACCTGTTGCTTTGAAAATCTTTGTACGTTCTGCATCTAAGTTCTTAACTTTTCCTGCAGCCATATCTTGCTTAAGCATTTTTTCTGCTGCGCGAGCTTTAGCATTGTCATTACTTGGCAATGGCTTTGCTGCTGGTTGAGCTGACTTAGAAGTCCGTACAGCAGGAGTAGGCACTCCCGGTGTTGGGATTCTGTTAGGCATTACTTGGCACGTCCGCCTTCAGGTTGGACGTAGATACCTTCAACAACTTCTGAAGGACCCATGCTTGTCTTGCCTACGTTTGGCACAGCCATTGGTGCTGCAGCCGGAGCCACCCCACCAAAGAAGTCTGCCTTGTTTACTGATGAGACATCGGTAGCTGCGCTACGTGTCTTAGGTGACATCATGTCTGACATGTTATTCATTTCCTTTTCCATATGGGGGTGGTACATCGAAGCCAGTGATGATTGAAGCATCTTGACCCGGTGCAACTCTAACTGGTGCCTTAATCGTTACCGCTGTATCAGCGCATCCGCATTGTGTGCACATGTTTACTTACCTTTCTTCATAACTTTTTTAGCCAATGCCTTGTCCATTTTCATATCGGCTTTAGCAGATGGTTTCTTAGCATCCATCTTCTTATCGCCTTTCATAAAGGCAGCCTTTTGTGCAGGCTTCATGCCCTTCATGATCTTGGCATCTTGTGCTTTGTCGTTATACTTTGCTGCCATTAGACTGACCCTACTTCCTTTAAGACCTCAACGGTCTTCTCGTTTATGTGACTGGCTTTCGGCATCTTCCCGCCGTCATAAGGTTTGTTAAGAACCTCTGAGGCTTCGAGTGCTTTCTGTACGGCTGCTCTTGATGTACCTTCAGGCTGTACGCCTTGGGCACGGGCATCCTTATAGAAAGCCAATTCTTTATCCCACTTCTTCTGAGTGGTGCCAGATGCAACTACTGAATGCTTAGCATCCCCAGCGTTCATCTGTAGTCCTTTGGCTTTACAACCAAAGCAATCAGGTCCACATATTGTGTGGTCCACAAATATATCTTCGTACTTAAAAGGTTCTGGTGATGTGACATCACACTGGGTACATCCGTACAAGGATGGCTTGTATGCCATCTTGTTATCAAGACCCCATTCAAGGATCTTACTTATATGCTCATGCTGTGTAAGTGATGTAGCTTCCGTATCCTGCTGCAATGAGTGCCGTCCTTTGCGCGTCATTAAGTATGTGGTTATAGCCACCTCTGAAGAGAAAGCCCGGATCAGCTAATGCAGTCTGGTCTTCTGTTGGGTAACGAATCTCTTGCCATACCCCTTGTACTCTCATGACAGTTATGCCACGGTTCAAGCGATAACGAATAAACAAGCGACCGCCACCAGCAGGACCTTCTGAGGTAGTGGGCGTTGTAAAGGTGTATGTCATGAGTCTCCTTAGTGGACTTACCATAAGGCTGGGAAAGACCCAGCCCTACAGTCAGTCAACTATTAGTAGTCGATTGAAGAAGAAGTCTCTACACGGTAGAGTGCTTCATCACGGTAGATTGAGAAGCCAAGTACGCCGTACCAGCCGAGTGGGCGGTGACGCATTAACTTATCAACAACCGGTCCGATAACCACATGTGGCTCTTCGGCAACGGCTTCAGCAAGAGCTTGTTGTCCTGCGAAGTAAGTGTTGAAGACGTTTGTCTCATGTGTAAAGGTGATTGTTGCACCTGATGTAACACCAGCAGAAGTCACTGGTTGATCAAGTGTAACGTTTGTACCTGAGATAGATACAACGTTTGCACCAGTTGTAACACCAGTTCCAGCAACAAGGTCAGAAACCAAGATACCTGAAGTAGATGTAACAGCAAGTACATATGCACCTGAAGCAGCAGAAGCTGTTGTGGTTGTTGTAGATGTTGACTTAGCAGCACCTTTGAAATCATTGTACAGACGTGGTGATTCTACATAGAATGCACCTTCGTATGTTCCAATTTCGCCTGCCCAGATTTCATTGTTAGCTTGGTACTCGTGTGGCTGGCGCCATGATCCTACGCCTGTTTCAGCGCGGAGATCGTGAGCAACCTCAGGGTGAATACCTGCCCAGTACAAAGATCCCTTACGTGGGATAGCCTTGTTGGTACGTAGCTTAGCAACTGCCTTACGAGCAAGTGCTGAAGTGAAAGTATCTGAAGAAGTAAGTGTTGCAGTTGATGTACGTGTTCCGCCGTATAGTGCGTTAGCACCTGTGCGAAGTACGTTCTGTGCGACTGTGTCGATAGAGTCTGCAAGGTTGAACGCAATGATGTTAGCAACTGCAGGATCTACATCAGCAAGGCTGAAGAGTTCCAAAGCACGTGTAACAAGTACTGCGTTACCATACTCAGCAAGAGTAATGGTTGTGTATGTAGGGGTAGCCAGTGCTACTGCATCTGGATCAACTGTTTCAGTCAGACTGTTTGTCTGTTGAGTCAAGTCGACGTAGCGTTGCAATACAACTGAGGAACCCGGGATGCTCTGACGAGCAGGGGTCTTATCTGCAACATTGCGGATAAGAGGCTGAGCACGTAGTGCGAACTCGATAAGACGATCATACGCCTTTTGTACGAGACCTGCACCACCAGCTGTTCCACCTAGAGAGGTAGACCCAGTATTGGTATATGCGTTGTTAGCCATTGTTGCACCTCCTTATGAGGATGTTAGTTCGGTTGATTAAAAGTTTCCGGACTGGATCATTGCAATAATTTCTTCAGCCGTAGCTGCATCATTGATGCGTTGAACCGCGTCCATTTGTTTATCGGGTGTCATACCGTTCTGCGTTACTATGTCCTGTTGGCGTAGTGCCGCTAGGTCTAGTTCACGCTGAGGGTCTGCTTCCTGAGCCTGCTTGGTAAACCCGAAGAGATCTCCGTTATCGTCAAGCCAGTGATTAACTGACTCTTCGCTAACATCATCAAGATCTTTCAAGATCAACCTTGCTGCCTTAGGATTTACACCCTTTTGATCAAGGACTTCTTTAACGACTCGCTCACGCTGCACCTTGGATAATCCCTCAAGTTGCTCAGTAAGTTCTTTGATTCGCTTTTCATCTGCACGTTTAGCTTTGCGTAACTTCTTTACTAAGTCGTCACCCATCACTGGTGTATTCTGATCTTCGACATCATCGAAGTCGTCGTCGTCCCAATCGTTTGTTGCCATAGCAACCGTTCTCCCATTCTGTTTATGTGTATCGCAAGCCGCAACTAAACCCGGGGAAGGTTAAGTCGGATCTCACTACCAGTCTTATACACCGCGTGGTGCTGGTGAGCCCACGTCGGGAATCTATTTAGAAGGAGCCTTGAATTGACTTGCCAAGTGAACCGCTGTATCCAGCTGCTACATTGGCACCGACAACACCAGATCTACCTTGGAACTGTGCAGCTTCTAAGTCTTTAAGTTTCTGTTGTTCAAGGGTTGCAGCACCAGAGTTCATAAGGTATTGCTTCTCTGCTTCTGCTTGGTTATAGTCAATGCCAGTTTGTGCATTGTAAATCTGGCTAAGTTTTTGACCAGCAGGTAGCACTTCAGCAATCGTGCCATAGCCTGCCTGAGCTTGCTGATAGGTAGTACCGTAAGCAGCAAGTCCTTCAGCTGCAATCTTGCTAGTAGAAAGACCTTGTTGTAGCGCAGCAGCACCAATGTCGGCTGCTTGTACCTGACGCTGTAGCACAGGTAAAGTATCCTCAGGGGCAAGGAAGTAGCTAAGCAAATTAGCATCTGTAATGTTTGGGTAAAATTTTTTAAGAGTAGCTTTGACTGTAGGGTCAGCTTGTTGTACTTGGACAACCGCCATATCAAGGCGGTCTTTAACTTCAGTAGGAGAGACCGCATTACCAATAAAGGTAGCAAGTTGAGCCTGAGTTGCTAAAGTTTTTTGCCCATACGCAGTAAAGTAATCAGTGTATGTGTTCTCAAGACCAATATAGTCTGCTTCAGTAAGAGCATTTAATCCATTTGCTACACGGGTTGTGTTACCCGCAAAACGGGTCTTATAGAACTGTTGTTGACGCATGTCAACAAGAGCTTGATTAGGTCCAATGTTATTTTGCATTTCTTGTTTAATAAAATCACTAGCTTGTTGAGTAAGGGTTGGGTCTCCACCAAACCATGAACTTATGCTGCCACTAAGTATAGCCCAAGCATCTCCCATAGAAGTGCTTGCAGTAGTTATTGAACTAGAACCACCTGTTGTTACCTGTGAAAAAGAACCACCTCGACCATCTGAAATCATTGTAGTCGTAGTTGTAATACCAGTTTTAGGATCTGTTACAGTAACTGGAGCACCTATTGTTTGTCCATAAGGAGTGTTGCCACCAACAGAAGCAGTTGTAGAGCCAAAGTCATAAGCAACCTTTAGTACATCAGATCCAGTACCGGGTCCTGTTACTGAGGCGGCAAGAGCAGAAGCTGCACCAGTTGCGTTAGTACTACCTAACTGTACAAAACGATCAACTTGAAGATCATTTAATGCTGCCATTATGCTATGAATCCCATCATCTTACCAAGCTGATTGACATAACCAGCTGCTTCTTCTCTGGCATTAGGGGTTTTAGCCCACATTGCGCCAGTTATAGGATCTGATTTAATATACTTTGTAAATTCATCATCGGTCATTTGCCCACCATTAGCACCACCAAGAAGGTATTTTTGCATAAGCGGGTCACTTACTTGTAGTGGTGTACTAGTTCCAAGTAATGTATTTGCTATCTTAAGACCGGATGTAGCAATGTCTTGTAGACTAAACCCAGCATTAAATAATGGAACATAAGACTTATATTTGGGAGTAGCTTTAGCTAACTCAGTAATCTTTTGAAGTTCTGCATCAACTGTTCCACCCGGAAGAATAGAGTTAAGAGCGCTACTGAATGCTTTGCTAGGGGTATAGATGTCTGCTACACCGTATTGCGCAGCTGCTGCGTTTAACTTTTGAATAGCAATGGCTACGCTTCCGCCAACTTTTGATATAGCAGCAGGGTCTTTACCTAAAGCCTCAAGGCTTTTATAGGCAGAAGCAACAAGGATTGCTTGCTTATCCTCTGCGCTAGGACCTTCAGTCTGTACGCGATTAGTCTCTGTACCTAAAGCATCTCTAGTAACTGTAGCTTTGATAGGGTGGGTAAGCTCATAACTATGTAAGTCATTGTAGTAATTTTGATACTCAGCAAGGGTAGCACCACGCCCTGCAGTCTTACGCATAAATGCGTCAATGTCATTCCATGCTGAATCTTTACTGGTTTGAGATACGGTTGCCGTGTCTTTAACACCAGCGTAGTTAGGACGACCAGATACGTAAGTTGCTACGCCTGTAACATTACCGTCACCAAAGGTTAGATTTTGTAAGTTAGTACGAGACAGTGCTCCGATGCTAATGTCAAGTACTTTATTAAAAGCATTATCTTGTACGTCATTTTTTACAGATACTTGTGCTTCTTTTGCACTAACACCAGCAGCAGTATAAAGACCTTTGTCAGCTAAAACCTTTTTTGCTTGTTGCAAACTGCCATATTGTTTAACAAGGTTTTGCATTGTCAGCGTACGGGTAGCCACTTGATCTGTAGATACACTATAACCAGTAACTGAGTTAGGGTCATCAACAATAGCTGCCCATTTTTCACCGTTGGTTTGAGGATCTAAGTACGCAGTAGTCCATGACCTTGTTGTTTGGTCATAAACAGGAATCAAATCTTTGTAAGTTAAGCCAGTATTAATAGGACCAGAAGGATTAATCTTTGGCTTATCACTAGGGTTAGCTCCTGTAGTAGCAGGTGCAGCAGGTGTAATACCCGGTGTACTTGGTAGCAAAGGAGAAGGGTTTGGAGCAGGCTTAGAGCCTGCAGGAGGTATCACAGGAACTGGAAGTGGAGCTGGTGTTGTCATAGACATTACTTAGTCAACCCCGCTTTCACTGTGTTCTTAGATAGATTGTTTAATAGTGGTTCAAAGACAGACTTCATAGCCTCTGCAATCTGTAGATCAACTGGTGCATCTCCGGGCTTTGCGGCTCCGCCTAGTTCAGCAACGCCATTAAGAATGGCTTGCTTATCCATTGCTTTAGTCTGAGATGAATTAAGGAATCCATTTGCAGACGTATTGTATGTCATAGATTGAATACCGTTATTAACAAGAAGCCATGCTGCTTGCATCTTTTCACGCTCTAGTTTGGTAATAGGGAAACCATTGTCAGGGTTATTAAGGATGTCACCCATAGAAGCAAAGACCCCTTGATACTTAGCAAGTTGTGTTTTAGCATCGCCCATTACTATTCCAAGTGTAGGGTTGCTTAAAAGAATTGCTTGTTGTTCACCTTGAGCATCTGCTATAGCAGCAGCTCTATCTGTACCTTGGGTAGATAATGCTACTTGTTCCCTGTATTTAGCATTCTCATAGGCAGCATAGTCCTGCGCTGTTAGCACATCTTGTAAGTAATTGAACAAAGGCTTTTGTTTAATGAATCCTTTAGACTGTAAATAACTATAGGTATTAGCATCAAACTTACCAATATGTGGAGCAAAAATAAAAGATGCTGCTACTGTATTTGGATTAACATTAGGTCCAACCCACTTCTGGTTATTCATAACCCAGTTATTCATTTCACCGGTATATGATTGAAGAAGCTTTGTAGACTTTTCTTCTTTAGACACACCATAGATAGTACGACCCGGATAGTCACGGGTAAAGATACCTAGTGCTATCTCGTATGGATCACTAATACCCTTGTCATTACGTAGTACACCCTGAAGAATGTCATTGTATTCTTGGCTAAGGTTAGTAAATCCTAGGTCTTTAAGGTAGTTAGGAATGACTCCTTTTTCCACCATCTGTGGCGACATAGGGCTGATAAGACCTACTATTGCACGTAACGCAAGTACATTATTAGCGGTAACCTGTACGTTATTAAGGTATTCTCTTGAAGCAGTAACATACTTATCATATGTCATGCCTTTAATTTTTTCTGGAGTTATGTTGCCATAACCATTGGCAGCATTATAAAGAATAGCCATAGCGGAAGCAGAAGCTGTCTGTTGATCTTGTTCATCCTTTGGCAAGAAGTCAAGCATGCGCTGTAAAGACACAGGTAGTAGCTTGCTAGGGCTTTGATTAGCCCTACCTAACAAGTACTTGTCTATACTACTAGAAGCTTCTTGGCTCCAACCCCATGGTCCTAAACCAAACAATCCTTTAAGAAGAACAATAGGAACAGACATTAAAGGTCCCGAGAAGGCTGGGAAACCAGCATCTGGTCCAAGGGATGGGCTTGACTGCAACAAGTTCATGTTAAAGTCAGCAAACATAGGTGTAGTAACTACGTTGGCATCACGTCCCATAATAAAGTTTAATGGTCCATTAAGGGCATGAAACAATATGTTATCTCCGGGCATTGTAAAGATAGGTTCGCCCTTATCATTCTTATGCAAGAACCCTAAGTTGTCTACACCAAGGTGTAGCAAGCGCATACGAAACAATGCACGTGGTAAGTAATCCTTAAAACGATAAATACGACGTTGGAATTGTTCTTGCGCACGGTAGAATCTACCTGCTGTACGCATTGTATAAGATAATACAGACTGCTTAGCAGCATTGTCCATCATCTTAATAACTTGCAAAGAAGCATTCTTTTCTGCAAGGTTAATACAGTAAACTTCTGCTGCGTGTACTGCAGTATCTTTACTCCAACCAGCTTTGATGTAAGTCTGATAGAGTTCTTTCTCTAAAGGTTGATACTTTTTATAAAGGTTAACTTTAGCAATATCAAAGATAGGTTGGTTAGATAGCCAGTTAATCTGGGTATCCATGTAGTGAAGGGTCTTATTTTGAAGACTACCTTGACCCCAGTTCTTCATAATCTGCACTAATGCAGCAGCTTTATCTTGAGGAGTTTTGTCCCAAAACCCTGCTTCAGCTTTAACTAGATCAGACTTAAACTCTTCCATTGGTGGAAAGTGGCGTGTCAAATCAGTAAAGTTATCATATTGAATCATATCTAAAGCTTTACGGATAGAACCACCAGTACCATAGGTAGCACCAGTCTTGCCTTTAGCAACTAAACTTTCAACTGGCTTACCTTGAAGGTCACTAGCCGTCTTTTTAATTGCATTAAATAGCTCATCATTAAACTTCCATGAAGCACCGTGGAACATGCTGTACATGTCAGCCAAACCTATTTGAATACGATCAATAGCACTTTGTACTTTAC